CATGACAGAGCCTTGGTTTGATATGCCTTGGCAGTTCGACACTCGCGGTTACATGGGCGAGGATGTGTTCTTTTGCAAGAAGGCTCAAGAGCTTGGTTTTAAGGTGTATATTGACCATGATGTGTCCAAAGAAATTGGACATATTGGCACGTTTGAATTCAAACATGACCACACTTGGGTGATGAAAGAAGAGCTTGAAAAAGAGGCAGTCTAATGGCACTTACTACATACACTGAGCTAAAGGCATCCATCGCAGACTGGCTGAACAGGACTGATCTAACGACTCAAATTCCTGACTTCATCTCTTTGAGCGAGGCTCAAATTGAGCGACAGTTGCGTACACGCCAAATGCTCACGCGAACTACTTTGACGATTGACGCGGAGTTTGAGTCAACGCCTGCTGACTTCTTGGAAGTTAGGACTCTGAAGCTGACTGGTACAAATCCAATCACACCTTTGACGTTTATGACAATGGACTCTTTGGATGAGCAGTCAACCATAGACATTGGAAGTGGTCGGCCTAAGTATTTCACTGTTATTGGCACTGAGTTTCGTTTTGTGCCGACACCAGACGCATCATATGCATCAGAGATTGTGTATTTTGCAAAGCTCAACAAGCTATCTACAAGCGTAGCCACCAATTTTCTTTTAACATCAAGTCCTGATGTTTACCTCTATGGCTCGCTTTTGCAAGCAGCGCCATATTTGCTAGACGATGCAAGAATTCCAGTGTGGTCATCTCTCTATGAGCGTGCGTTAAGTGATTTGCAGTTGGCCGATGACCGAGGCGCAACCTCTGGCGGCAAGCTCTTAACCCGCGCAAAAACTTTTGGTTAAGGATTAAAAATGGCAGATACCACTACCACCAACCTACTGCTGACAAAGCCAGAGGTAGGTGCAAGCTCAAACACTTGGGGTACTAAGGTCAACAATGACCTAGATTTGGTTGATGCGTTGTTCGCAGCGGCTGGCACAGGTACAAGCGTTGGACTCAATGTCGGCGCTGGTAAGACGCTGGCAGTTGCAGGCACGCTGACGGCGACAGGCACAACAAACCTGACATCCCCAGCCGTCACAACCGGCCTCACAACGCCATCCACCACCTTTGCTCTGGTCAACACAACGGCGACTACAGTTAACCTTGCTGGCGCGGCTACTGCTTTAAATCTTGGCGCGGCAACAGGCACTCTCACTGTTGCCAACACAACTCTGGCGGCCAAAGCAATTACGGCCAGCACCACTCTAGCAGTGACAGGCACATCCACACTAACAGGTGCTGTAACGGCAACGGCAGGAGTTACAGGCCCAATTACATCCAGTTCTGCAACGATTACAGGCGGCACAATTACAGGCATAACCGATCTGGCGGTGGCCGATGGTGGTACTGGTGCTTCTACTGCCGCTGGTGCGTTGAATAATCTTTTGCCATCACAAACATCTGCCGCCAACAAGTATTTGCAGTCTGACGGCACTAATGCATCATGGGATGCGGTAAGCCTCTCTACTGCTGACATCACAGGCACACTAGGTGTAGCCAACGGCGGTACTGGGCAGACTAGCTTTACAGATGGTCAGTTGCTTATCGGTAACAGCACTGGCAATACGCTGACTAAGGCATCTTTGACGGCTGGGTCTGGTGTGACCATTACGCCAGGCGCTGGATCAATTCAAATTGCGTTCACAGGACCAGGCTCCGGCTCTGTCACTAGCGTGAGCGTGGCATCTGCGAATGGGTTTGCGGGAACTGTTGCGACTGCAACATCAACACCAGCTATAACTTTATCAACATCCATCACTGGTGTTTTAAAAGGCAACGGCACAGCAATTTCTGCCGCTACTGCTGGTACTGACTATTTATCCCCGCCCTCTGGAACTGCACTTCTTAAAGCTAATTCTGGTGGCGCGTTAGCAAATGCCGTTGCGGGTACTGACTATGTGAGCCCAACAGGCACAGAAACCCTGACCAACAAGACCCTGACAAGCCCAATACTGACTACTCCTCAGTTGGGTACACCAGCAAGCGGCACTTTAACAAATGCTACAGGTTTGCCGTTAAGCACAGGGGTTACAGGCAATCTACCTGTCACCAACCTTAACTCAGGAACTTCTGCTTCTGCTTCTACATTTTGGCGTGGTGATGGTTCTTGGGCGGCTGCTGGTGGTTCTGCTGCTACGCCTACCGCAGAAGGTAGTGTTTACGGCAAGATGACCGCATCCGGTGGTACTCCTTACTTGACTGCATTGGGATATAACGCGGCAGTTGGAACAACAGGAGTATATTGTACGGCTGTTGGTACGTTTGCATTGGAAACAAACAGCACAGGTACGCACAACACAGCTACTGGTGCGTATTCATTGTACTCAAACACCACTGGAGATCGACACACAGCAATGGGATTTGAAGCCCTTTACGCAAATACGGAAAATGATGACAACACAGCAATTGGTTATAGAGCATTAAAAGCCAATACTACAGGTAATACCAATGTTGCAGTTGGCAGCTCTGCGTTGCTGGCTAATACTACTGCCGCTGGTAACACAGCAATTGGTCATTTTGCGTTGAAGGCTAATACAACTGGCGCAGGAAACACTTGCGTAGGATATAAGGGAGCAGAAGCTGTCACTACTGCGTCAAAAATTACAGGTCTTGGTTATCAGTGTCTTCTTGGCAATACTTCGGGACAAGGTAATGTTGCAATAGGATACCTTGCTTTATATGATAATACTACAGGCAGTGGTAACACTTTAATAAATCCAATAGATTCGGCTAATGCTTATAATCCAGTATTTGCCACAACAACACAAAACAATAGATTCATTATGGGGTCTACTGGAGTAACAAACGCTTATATTCAAGTGGCTTGGACAGTTGTATCTGATGCTAGAGATAAAACAGATTTTGCTCCTGTACCTCATGGATTGGAATTTGTAAACCAACTACAACCTACTGCTTATCGTTACAAACAAACAAGGGAAGCAACAGAAGGTCATGGGCCAATTCGGTATGGCTTTAAAGCCCAAGATGTTTTGGCTTTAGAGGGTAGCAATCCCGTCATTGTGGATGCCGAAAATGCTGAAAAATTACGCTTTAATGACCAATCTATGATTGCTGTTTTAGTAAAAGCAATTCAAGAGCTCAAAGCTGAGTTTGATTTGTATAAATCTACACACCCATAAAGAGGATTAAATTATGCACACACAAACTCCCGAGCAAATCGCTCAAGACTACAACGCCGCTATGGATAGCGTAAATCTCATCAATGGTGGTAAGCCAGAGTACATGAGCGACACCGAATGGGCAGATTGCTTGAGCCGCAACAAACGTCACTTGCAAATTATGCTTGCTAGAAATTTTTGGACAATAGAAGATTTAACGCCATTTAATGAAGCAATTGCAAAATCAGCATAAATTAAAAGCCAACCATGACTGACGACATTACCAAAATAGACGTTCACGTTGCAGTCTGTGCAGAGCGTTATGCCGCCATTGAGAAGTCTTTTGTCAGTGGCGACAAGCGCATGACGCGGATTGAGTACCTGATCTATATCCTCATTGCCGCCGTCTTGTTTGGACCAGGCGTGGCTGGTGAGCTCGTAAAAACGATTTTGGGGCTGTAACGATGTGGACCCCATTAGCCTCCTCCTGGCAGCAAGAGCCTGCGTTAGTGCAATCCAGCAAGGCACTGCTTTGTATAAGCAATGCAAAGAATCTTTCATGGAGGTCAAGTCCACTATTGAAGAAGCTGCTGGTGCTGTCAACGAGGTCAGATCGTTCTGGAGCAAGCTCTTTGGATCAAAGCCAAAAGCAAAACAAGCTGTCAAGCAGACGCAAAAAAAGAATGCTTATGTAGCTGTTGACGAAACTCAGGTCAAGATTGATATTGTCAAACACTTGACTGAGTTCTTTAAGCTCCAAGAGCAGTTAGCAGCACATATCAGGGAAGAGGAAGAGAAGAGCAGAAATGTTTACGACCCAGATCAAAATTTAATGGAGTCGGCGCTCAAGCGCGTGATGGCCCAGCAAGAGTTTGATCTTTTGGTTGTACAGATAAGAGAGTGCATGGTTTTTCAAGCCCCAGCAGAGATGGGTGCTCTGTACTCAGAAGTGTTTTCGATGAGGGACATTATTGCTGGAGAGCAGGAAAAAGCTAGAAAGAAAAGAGATGCAGATCAATGGCAACGCAAGGAAAAGGAGCGGCTCCTAAACGAAAGGCAAGCGTACCTACTAGCGACTTTTCTTTTCCTCCTGTATCTTTGGATACTCCTCGGCCTCTTAAGCAGGATTGGGAGTTAGTCATGGGGTATATCGCAGCCTTGATTTTGGCAGTTTTGATAATCCCGATTCTTGGGATGCTGTACATGGATGTGCTTCAAACCAAAAAAGAAGCTAAGACTCAAATTGAAAAGATGGACAAGCTCAGGCGAGATATTGAGAAACAACAGCGGGAGAAAGACAAATGAATGTGTATGAGATTTGGATTCTGTCGGTATTGCTGGTGGTACTCACTGGCTGCGATGATCGCTACCGCTATCCATGCCAAGACCCATTGAATTGGCAAAATGTCGAATGCAAGCCCCCAATTTGTACAGCGTCAGGCACTTGTCCTGAGATGTTGGTTAAATCAGAGGAGAAGAAATAATGGCAACCATTGGATATAAACCTAACAGCCGCCTGAGTGCTGATGAGATTGAAGTCAGGGTATGGGCATTCGTTATTGTGGTCTTGGTGACCATTCTGCTGGCCTCCATGGGTATGTTTTTATACTCAGTATCATTCGTTCAACAACCCATGAATGGCAGTATGGCGGCAATTGATAAGGTGTACACCCAACAAATCAGCACCATAATGGTTTTCATCACTGGGGTACTTGGCGGTGTAGCTGGTAGATCAGGTGTCAAGGCAATAGCCAACGCCACCGCCAAGGCTGAAGCAATTGACAATGATGAGCCACCAAAGCCATGAGTTTGTTTAATCCTTGGGTGCTATTGGGCATACTGATGGCGGTACTCTCTGCCGCTGGCAGTGGTTACTACAAGGGTCAGCATGATGAGAATACTCGACAGCAAGTAGAGATTGCCGCGCTGAATGCCAAGGCAAGGGAGACTGAGCAAAACATGGCAAACGTAGCAAATACCTATGCCGAAACATTAAGAAAGTCACAGAATGCTGCAAGAACTAAAGAAACTAAGT